ACCCAAATGCTACTATTTATATTATATGTGATTCGAAAACGAAAACGGATATTGGCGAAATGACGCCGAAACCGAGATTGAATATAGTTTTTTTGGTAGAATTGGACAAATACAGCGAAATGGGGCGACGCGAGATGTTGCAGCACGATTGTTGGTCGGAATTCCAAATGACGAAAGCACGCGTTATCGAGTATGCATTGCAGACGGAGCGCGATACATTACTATTAGATAGCGATATTATTATAACCGGCGAGATTTGCGATATAGATGATACGAAAGACCTTGGCGTATCACCACAATTTATACGCCAGGAATTCATTGACAAAACGGGTTACTATAATGGTGGTATGTTATGGACGAAAAATAAGGATGTCCCAGCAGATTGGATTAAATTCGCAGAAACCTCACGATATTTCGACCAAGCGGCCATCGAAGACTTGGTAGCGAAATACTCGCATTTTGAGTTCGATGAAACTTATAATATCCAATGCTGGCGCTTGACACTATCGAACGAAACCGCTGAGGAAATCGCGAATAATTTCTCCGCCAACTCTGAGACGGGTCTAGTTTATTACAAACGTCGCCCCATCAAATTCATACACACCCATTTTAATGATGGACGATTCGACGATTTCAATAACATCGTCATACGCAATTTGATTATAGCGAAAAACTACAAAATATTAACGGTGATATTCCGAGTGGTTAACCGAATGTGGGTTCTCACGGTGCCCAAACAACCGATGGTCGGCTGGGGAAAACATAAGAACGATAGTTATAGAGAACTTCCTATTCTAATGAAATTGAAAAACAAGGATGTGGATGTGCAATATTCCGAAACGACAATTCACTGTTGGTTAACGCCGAACATATTGATGTATGACCGCCCGACTCTCGAATGGTTCGATGCCGAAGCGGAGAACGCATCATTGATTCTTATGGGAAATGGTGATGTTAAGGACAAAATAAAAATCAAAATAGGAGAAATTAATGCCAAACCGTGGATTTTTTGGCCTAGAAAACCCATGCTCCTTGAGAAGATTCTAAAACGGAATGGTATTTTGCTATATGAAGACCGCACCGTCGAATCCATTTTTATAGGAAATTATGAGAACCCTACCCAAGAGAAGTTTCGAAATGATAAAACAATACAGTGGGACGGCGTAATTGAGGAGTATCATTGCACCAAGGGTAGCGAGCATAAGTTTACGCACGAAGAATACTTGATGAAGCTGAGGACAGCCAAGTATGGTTTGTGCCTCCGTGGATATGGGTCAAAATGCCATCGCGAAGTGGAGTTGATGGCATTTGGAACAGTGCCAATTGTCGCCGATGGCGTAACAACGGATTCATATATGGAACCTCTTGTCGAATATAAGCATTTTCTACGTGTATCGGGTCCAGATGATGTTCGTAAAAAAATCGGCGAAATAAGCGAAGAGAAATGGTGTGAAATGTCAGAGGCATGCTATGAATGGTATCAACGGAATGTGTATAGCACAAATTGCTGGAATAATATGATTTCGCACATTTTATATGACTGATTTCAGTTATTTATAGTAAAAACAAAATAGAGAGGTCATTCGTTTAGATAACATATAAATGGAGTTAAATGAGATATCGAGTATTAAGAAATACGTGAAGGCGTCTCAAACAATAGATATGAATGATAAAACCCAGATTCTTAACCTGAATGACCTATTGAGCATAAAGCATTACGTGAAGGCGTCTCAAACAATAAATATGAATGATAAAACCCGGATTCTTAATTCAATAAATATATTTTTTCTTGGTAATTGCGAACACAATAATTCGCCAGATAACAAATACTGTAGCAAATGTGAAATTACATTTGATAGGTAAAAAACAATATAAAGAATTTGCACCGACCAAATAGAAAATGAATACTTCATTGATTCGCAAAATCATCACATCTGATTTGCCGAGAAAAGAACAGGACATTCTGATTTTGTTGGTTGTCGATTATAATAACATTGACCAAAAAAAGAGAAAGTTGGATGATTACTACGAGACGGAACAAAGTGAAGCTCAACAAAGCGAAAGCGAAAGTGAAACGGAACAAGGTGAAAACGAAACTGAAACGGAAGAAAACGAAAGCGAAAGCGATTCAGAGACTACCGTTAAACCCGAAGGCGGTTATGATTGTAATGACCATGGGTATAATGCAGCAGTGCGATCTCAATATGAGGCGCGTCATGGTCGCATTTTGACCGCTAGGGAACTAGATGCTCAAAAATACTCAGAAAAAATAGTCAGTCGTGATGATAGTAAGTTATGGGGACTACAGTTTCCAAGTCAAACTATATGGGGCAACTGGGTGCATTCGTATACCAAGTGATTTTATTTGCTAATTATTTAGAAAATAAAAAATATTATTATGCGCTATTCATCGCATGAATAATGAACCGCTCAATAAAAATACCCCGCGTTCTATACGTCAGTTGCGAATCATTACAATCTTCGAGAACAAAATCCAACATCTTTTGATAAAACGCCTTAGGACACCTCCGCAATTGGTTTCTACCAGCACTAATCCATTTACCACAAGCCCATTCGAAATTGGGTATATATTCCCGTTCGAATAGTCTCCTATAAACTTCGCCTGTTGTCTCGGGATATTCATAGAAACGCTCATCATCCTTGGGTAGGTCCGTTCGACGAATATACACCAGTGCATTTTCATCGGTAGTTATGAATTCATCCCACTTACCGTTCTCTAGGATAATCTGGTCGGGGCGGTAATTAATTGAACCATGAGTGAAAAAGGTGACATCCGCCAGTTTATCGTAATTATCAATGATATGGCGCAATATGGTATCGGCCAAATGTCCTTTGTTCTGTAGCGGAATAAAGTCGTAGTCTACCGCGGTCGAACCCTTATTATAGACCGTGCGAAACTTTGCGTAATTGTTGGTCCAGCTAATATCTTCGTCGTATCTCGCCACGACCATTTCAAAATTCTCTTTGGTTACATTTTTATTCTTATCCAGGAGTTTTTGAGACAAAGTAAATGGCGGCTGTATAAACGATAAGCGTGGGACTCTAGTAATATATCGCTGTATAAGGCCTTTATGTATATTCGCTAGCTGTGTAGTGTTCTCCCGTAAACGTGAGACGTTGGTCATGGCAGTGAGACGATTCTTTATGAAACTCGGGTCGCCGTTGATATCATAACGAGGAATGCCACCCTCGTTCGAACAATAATGCTGCATCAGCGGATAAAAATGATTTGGTTTATATACTATATTATACCAGTCGTCACAACACCAATTCATTATTTCCTCGGGAAATAACCAACCGAAGATTTCCATGTGTTTACGTGAAAAGAAGACTTGTGTCATAATTGCGGCGTTGTTATTGACTGGACCAGTGATACCAATGTCGTTATTACGCTTCATGGTCTGGATACTGTCATTCACCCAACCCGTCGTCTTGAATGCGATATCGTCACCGCACTGATAAAAATAATCACAACCATCATCGAAAGCCTGTTTGTATAGAATATTCCACATCTTCGTCAAATGACCCCGGCGAATGTTCTCATATCGGATAAATTGGAATGTGACATTTGGGAAGCCTTTACTATAGTTGTTAATAACATTATGGCTTTGTGTAGTAGCGAATATACGGTCATCTGCGTCATATCCAATATACACAGTATATTTATGTTCTCTGTCTTGTGTCAAAAAAAAAGTCATCAAAGATAACTTGTATAAGTATGTGTCGCGAATATCCTGCCAAGTATCGCGATTACGCGAGGTGCATGGTATCAACAAGGCAATCAACATATGTGTATTATTTTATACACATATATCTAAATCGTTTGATCTATTTGTTTTGTTTCTGTTTGTTTCACTTTCTGTTTGTTGTAAATCCTCGGCCTACGCTTGCGAGTTATATTCTTGACACTTTTATTACGGCGTCTCGACTTTCCACCCTTACGGCGCCCTCCAACCTTCGTAGAACCGAACATCCAGGGTGATTTATCCAGGTGCGCCGGTGTATACTGTCCAAGAATCGAAGACATTGTTTATATTATATAGTAGCTATAGATTTTTAGTTGAGAACATACAACATACGGGATGCCTTGGTAAGATTACTATCGCTCTGAATTGCCCCGTCCCACTTGTTCTTTTCGTCGGTGATGTAAAACTTGGTATGGTCTGCCTCGTCTTGGCGTAGACGAATGCCACCGAACGTGGTCTCGGTCTCGTTTGTGAAGATGAAATAGGCCCAGACACCCGCGTTCTTGAAATATACCTTACAGGCCTTTCCCTCGAGGCCGAGGTGTTCGCCCTTCCCGGGGCGAAAGCCCTTAGCGTCATCGTGCGATGGAATGTGGATAAACGTGTTCATTTGTCTTTGTCTCTGTCTCTGTTTTATTAAAGGCAAAACATTAAAATCAATTTTATCTAGCCAATTGACTAATATGAACGACTTTGCATGGTCCCTTTACTACACGCATCGGCGTCCAGCGCTTAAATTTATGATTAAACACACACTCCATATGCAACGTTTTCTTCAAATCTACAAACCGGTCCTCGCGAACATCTTCGAAATCCGCCTCGTCGTCACTCTCCTCAATGTAGTCCAAATTACGATTCTCCTTAATATTACGAAACAAGTCATTCATTAAAACACTGGTTTTGTAATTGGGAATATACGCGGTATTGTAATACGCCGGCGCGCTATTCTTACCATATGCATGCAAATGATAAATATCGAACTGTATATCAGCAGTTACTTGGAACACTGTAGTCTGTTTGTATTGAGGTTTGTTGAAATCCGGAACCACATTCGACATGGGTCGAATATATACCTTGGCAGATTCCTTCTCCACCATCGGCTTGCGCACTATAGTATAATTCAAGAATGGGACAATATGAGACAATGCACGATACTGAATGTGATGCACCGGATACGGAATGGTGTCCTCTTGTAATTTCTCCGGCTCTTTCGCATCGTTATACCATAGAATCGGTAAGGCGAACTTGATACCCGTCGTAGGCGTATCCAATAGTGTCTTAATATAATGCAGCTTCTCACCCATTGTCAGATGCTGCATTGTAATTCCCTTAAAATAATGTATATCCTCGATGATAAATGCATTTGTTTCAGATAAAAACACCCCATAGAGAATCGTCCCTAAAGAAAGAGTCGCGTCAAATGTAATAGGAAGAATACTGGATTTCACAATCCGCTTATCCTTATCGAGGTCCAATAAATATGCCACGTCCGTATCCTTGGAAAATGAAAACCATACATATGATTTTCTACCATTCGGAATGGCCAACGCTAAATTATAATTATCGGGAACATTCTTATGTATAATCGTTTCATAAGAAAGTTCAAAAGTCGGGAATCGCTGTTTCAACAAGTCATTTTGGTGCTGCGATAACATGGTCATATATAAATACGGCGCAGTGTTTTTATGTCGGTTTGGAAATATTATTTATCTGCTCGTTAGCAAACTCGAGTAATTCTGCTTCTGTATCGGCTTCGACAACGGCATTCAACTTTGCTTGTTGTAGTTCAGAGATGATTTCATCGAATTTCTGTTTCTGAAACCCAACCACATCCTTCGTTTTTCTCGGTGTAAGAGTGTCTCTCAAATATTGATAAGAGTAATGAACCGCTACTATTATTATTATGGAAATGATGATTGTTTGAATGATGCCCCACATATATAAAAAATTAATATAAGTATTTTGCAAAATTTACGCCGACTATGCATTTATTATTTTCAAATCAATATAAACATTCCCATTATGATATATTAGTTATGCCGGCAATTGTCATCGTCGAATCGAGTGGAACGCTAAAGGATGTCACTCTGAAATCTATGTCAGAGACGGAATTTACGAAGAAGACTGGACTAAAGCTTACGGATGCCCAGACGAGTTGGGCTGTTACTGTTGGAACTAAGGAATATGACGTCACACTATATGGAAAGCTCACCGGCCGAGCTGGTCAGGAGAACAAGTATGAATTTCCGCCGCCCGTCGATACCGAGTTGTATTTTGGAAAGTGCGCAATTGTAAATAAGGATGGTGATATTACGGCGGCGGAGTGGGGTCGTGTATACGACCAATTGTATGGTGGATTCGATGAACTTGGCGACGAAGATTCGGAGGAAGATGAGGATGACTTGGATGGTGCCGCGCTGACGAAGGCGGGTTATCTGAAGGACGATTTTGTAGTGGATGACGATGAGGAAGAAGAAGAGGAAGAGGAGGAAGAAGAAGAGGAAGAGGTCGAAACGTCAGAAGATGATGATGTGGTATCCAGTAAGTCGAAAAAGAAGAAACCGAAGGCCGCGAAGAAACTAGCAATCAAGCCAAAGGCCGTTCGTAACAAGGCGTCATCTCTAGAGCCGACATACCTCGATTGCACCACCGAATTGGAGGAGGAGGATTATATCTGAAAAATTGAAATATAAACACATCTCTTTATATATTTCAATAAAATGTCTAGAATCATAGCAAACCCCGAACAATTCCGTAAGAACGTGAGCGACAAGCTGGTCGCCAAATTCAATGATGAAGTTATAGGAATTAACACGGAGAAGGCCATCTATAATTATGCCATTCAGGAAGCGGGACGGAAGAAGATTATTAAGAAGTGGTCGAACCCGTCATTCTCACAGTTGTATATCGACCATTTTCGGACAATTTATTTGAATATGAAGAACGAGGCATTGTTCAAGCAGGTGGTTTCCAATGAAATCATGCCACAGACATTTGTATTTATGACACACCAGGAAATGAAACCGGAGCGTTGGAACGCCCTACTCGAGAAGAAGAATATCATCGACGCCAACAAGTATAATTCGAATGTCGAGGCATCGACGGATATGTTTATTTGCCCGAAGCCCAAGTGCAGGTCGCGTAGATGCACGTATTACACATTGCAGGTGCGGTCAGCGGATGAGCCAGAGTCCGTATTCGTTACGTGTTTGGATTGTGGTAAGAATTTCCGAAAGGGCTAGACTTTTATTCAATGGTTTTATTTTTTTATTACTTGTAATATTTTTAAAAAATATATAATATAAATATAAATTCTCAATATAAAAATAAAAATAGTATGAATTATGTATTTGATTTAGATGGTGTAATGCATAAACACGTAGACCTGCCAATTTTAAAAGAGGATTCTATTGATTTTGGAAGTAGAAAATATAACATAGACCGTGATGAAATGCCGACAAATATATTTACATTAAATGTAGAAAAAGCAATTTATTATTCGAAAAAAGAACACAATGTATACATCGTCACTTCTAGACGAACTCAAAATAATGTTATTAAATGTGTAAGAGCTATAGGCATTGATGTTGATACTATACCCGACAAGAATATTATATGTGGACAACATAACAAGGCATCTATAATTGTAAAATTAAAAGCAGTTGAATATTATGATGATAGTCCGCATCATATTGTAGAAATTCAAAATATTCGGCATCTATTACCAGAAGAGTTTAAATTGTTCCTCTCTATTCCAGAGAAAAATGTGAATATTGATGTTCCAGCCGATTTGAATCTTTCCGATTCAGATATAAAAATAAATGTGCATAGAGTTTTGGACTTTCAAAGAAACTATTTTTTATTGTAAAAAATATATAAGCATAATTTTAGATTTATATTTATATTTATATGGAAGACAATGGATTAGATACATTACCATACACAGCCACGTCAATATCGGTTATATCGAGGGGTGTATTCATGCTGATGCTGTATAATAATAAAAGCACGAAGACTTTGTCGCTGGTAATGTGTGTTTTAAGTATTACATCATCCTGCATGTGGATTTATTATAGTATTCATAATGATGATACGCCGATGGTTATACGTTCATCTCTGGAAATCACATTGAATACTATTTCAGCAATCTATATAATTCATAATAAAATCAAGGTAATCGATAATAGTATAAAGCCTATATCATAATATATTTATGCAACTTTATTTGGTTAAACCGAAATATGAAGATAATGTTAGCGAACGCACACTATATATTAATGGCGAAGGAAAGTATTTCATAATTGAACGATACTATAGGACTGTCGATATAATAATAAAATCTGACGAAAAACCGGTTGTTAACATAGATTGTGTATTTGGAGAGAACATGGTCGAATATCTGAAGGATAAGTGCCCGAATTGTGAATTAGAATATAGCGTATTTCAACGGTCGGGTATTGAATATCCGCCAGATATGCCGAGCGATTTAAGAGAAAAATTTAGAGAGAATCCAGACTATGATTTGACTAAGGATGGTTGGAACGCTGAGGAGACGGAACTATGGGGGTATACTCTATTTTATGTATTCGTGCTTGCTGCATAAAATAAAAAGAATTATAGATATTTATATAAACATATATATCTTACGCAATAATTTCTAAATCAGCCAATCGCCAATACTCCGACGTGCCATTGGGCAGAGGTCGGCGAATGATAAACGGTATCTTCTTGAGCTCGAACTCCTTCAGTGCAATCAAATAGCCGTCTATCATAGATTGTTCAATCTCGATAAACGGTTTCGCCCCCGAATTAATCTGTTTCGCGCGCTCCCCGATGACGCGCGCCTTTTCATACCGAGTCACAAACGGAAGAGTCTGATGCAACGGGTCTATGATAGCGCCCTTCTCGTCGCGAATAATCGTGCACGACGCCTCAACTTCCTCCATACTATGAGCATTCAACTCCGGATGATATTCCGCTATAATATTATGTTTCACATCGCTATCGAGCTTTTGTAGGTAGTTTTCGTTGAGTTCATCGTCATCATCATCGTCGGCGTCTTCGTCTACGTCTTCACCAGAAATCTGTCGCATGACACCAACTTCTTCATCTTGTTCCTCGTTTTCGTCTCTATCTCTCTCTTCTGCATCTTCATCAACGTCACCGTCTTCGTCAACGAATTCATCGTCATCGTCATCCTCACCCCTTTTGGCACCACCGGTGAACTCATCGTCATCATCATCGTCGCTATCGTCTTCTTCACTATCGTCGCCATAATAGGTGCCGCCACGTCTTTCGTTTTCTTTTTGTTCGGCGTCTGACATTTTATATACTAGATGGTTATATTTCTAAATTGATTATTTCATTTTCAATTTCAATTTTATCAAGCAGATTGCCAGGAAGTGTCGCAAGTGGAGCAAATATAAATGTATTTCAGGTTGGCATTGTCATAGCGCATGTAGATGACTTCGGCGGGCTCCTTATGTCCAGGTTCGTTCGTCTTGCAGATGGCATTTGGGCATTTCACATTACGGATTCGAGGAAGCGTAGGGTCCAACTTGGTGTATTTGTTAACCAAGTGCGAAGACTGCTGCTGACTCTTCTTGAACTGTGTGTCTAGAACACAAACACCTTCGTCAGTCAGAGTTTCGTCGACGTGTCCGCAGTTTCGGCAGTAGTAAGTGAGTTTCGTATTGTCATTCACATCAAGTCCGATGTAATACATGTTATCGCATTTTGCACAGAATTTCATTTGGAGGTTGTGTTTAATTTATAAGGACATTTATTTTTAAGTTTCAATTTTACAAAAGAACCTAAATACTCCTTGTTTATGTGTATTATAGATGGCATCCACTATTCCGAATTTGTTAAAGTTGTTACAGAATGCTGATAAGAAATTAGACAAATTAACTTCCGACTTGGAAGGAATTCTCAAACAACTACAGAATTCCAAAATGACGGAAGACCAAGAAGAACAAGCAATTCGAACAGCAGATAGTATAGATTCGAATATAGCACGCATATCGGCTATGCGAGCGAGACTATATGAAAACATTATATGGTCGATTCCTATGGAAGCAAAAAAATAGAAGTCTCCGTATTAGAGCGATCTGCATTTTACATATAATATAAAGAAGTAAGTGTATAATTATATTATATGCAGACAACAACTAAAGAATGGTTGATGAGTTTATTAATTATGAATAGTGATAATTGTATAACGCGAAATGGTATAGTATGGAAATCTGTAGCAGGATTTTCACAATATGGTTGTGTTTTTGCTATTTATCAAAATGATTATAATTATTGTGTTCATTCAGCAGATGATTGGAAAGAAAATGAAGGACCTAATATGGGGTATTATGACAAATCATTAACATATGATGATTTAATCATTAAAATCGCAAACACGTATGATAAAATACGCGAAGAAGTCGCGATTAAAAATGTGCATAGCTCTAAATCATCATAAATTCGCCTCTATCCACGCTCGGAATGCAGGCAACGAATGATTGTAATCGTCTAAAAAGTCGCGCTTCCGCTCGTCAAAATCATTACCATTCCCAGTAATGACAATATAGTGCGCGTCGTAGGTGATTACACGTGGGGCTATACATAATTGATAGGAATATCCCTCTGTGTGAATTTCCGCACGTAAATTGAATATACCCGCGTCCGGAATCGTGATGCGGTCTCCATTACGAAGAGTAAAACTCTTAACATTATTTGTGAATTTCACACAGTCATCGTATAATTCGACCTCCATTTTATAATGGTATTGACAACATTTTTAGACTTCAATTTTTGTATTAAAATATCATATTTTATTATAATGGAGACAACAAATTACATTGCATTGTTCGGATATTTATGTATTTTTATAAACCGATTCAGATACATGGCAATATCAAAATTTAACATGAATCTAACAATTCTGGTAACAGGTTTATTTGCATTTATTGTTTATTATTTCAATGAAATTCGCGACGAAACAGATTATTGCACACAACTGAGAACACGACAACTCGCTCATGTATTATTCATAATATACATATTAGCAACTTTTATAATTACGCGAAACGTGCGATTATATTATGTCGTAGCACTAGTTGCCCACTCGCTGTTTTTATATAATATATCGACCAATACGAATCAATTTATGGCGTATGTTTCTATGTCGGTATATTTCGCCATGATATTTGCGAATACAATTAAAGGCGATTATTCCATTGTATTGGTTCTAGGACAGGTTCTGTTATTTGTGTTTTATTCAATTGGAGCATATAAAGCGTATGCTTTAGATAAAATAAATCACAATATAGTAAAATGCCCTGTAGTAAGTGCAGACAAGACGGACACAACGCAAGAACTTGTAAAACAGGAGTAGTAGTGGAAGAAACAGTAAAACAACAAAAGCAAAAACGATATTACTGCTACATTTTAGGACAGACTCGACACGTTCGAACCGGGGTCGGGAGAACCTATAATGGATATACTGTGGATTTGACACATCGATTGCGCCAGCATAATGGCGAGATAAAGGGTGGCGCATTTGCCACTAAAAACAAGGGTCCATGGGAATTCATCGCGGTAATGACATGTTTGGATTGGACGAGTGTTCGCGCTATGCAAGTGGAGTGGCTGATTCGATACCCAACGAGGAAGAAACCGCGACCTACGGAATATGCAGGGGCGCAAGGACGTATCAATAGTTTAGTCGAAGTAGTTAAGCGAATGGACGAACCAAATATTCGATTGTATGTTCATCCGCGGTTTTACGACGGTGTTGTTCTACCGGAAAAAGTGGAACTTTGCAGGTCGATTGGGTCTGATTTTTGAATAAATATATAAAATATTATTAATATTTTATATGGAACATAATTTTCTACCAACCTGTGTAGATGATGTCATCAAAATAGTGAAGCGCGCAAATGTCGAGAACAAGCGAATCACTGTAGTTAGTGGTGGACATAGTAAATATATGATGCGAGATTTTCCAGAACCAAAATCGGATGATGGCAATTTGATTATTATAGATGTGTCGAACTTCAAGCAAATCTTGCGCGTCGGTGAAGACCGTGTTTTGTTGGAGGCAGGAGTTATTGCTGGAGAAATTAAACAGTTTAATACTAGCATTACAGATTATTTCTGTATGTATGGCGAATGCAATACGGTTGGCATGGGGTTTTGGGTGAATTCATTGTCTGGCGTATCTGGAATTAGCTTGTGCTCATCACAATTCGGATATGGTTGTAATTATATTAGAACAATTAATTATGTAAATTCTGTTGGCGAATACAAAACACTGACCAATAAGAATAGCAAGGAATTCCAGGCGCTCACCATGATTGGTGGTGAGTTCGGAATAATTACATCAATTGAAGTGGAAATGATACATACGAATAATCCTAAATGTATCAAGGCATTTATAAAGATGAATGGGATGGGCATAAGCGATTTCGTAAAGAAAATATTATCAACTTCTTATGACGGCAATGTGTCAATAATGTATAGTATCGAATGCAGGCATAATGATTTATTATGCGTAATTTTCACATATTTTTCGAATGATATTAATTATCCCACAACCGTTTTCGAAGATATTTTAAAATTTACTAATATTGTAATAATAAATATGCAGACTACAACCGAGGATTTCAGTTGGGTTTACGTAGATAAATTGAAAAATAGCTATCGCGAATATGATAATATGTGTAGGATTTGTGATGATACATACAAATATATAGATGAGTTAATAGGTTTAATGAAATCAACCGAATCAATTTGGATTGGAATAAGTAATCCTAGATATATTATTCAGGATTATCCGAACAACTATTTATATATAGCATTTGTAGAACCGTTCACTGCGGCGGCAGCCGTAAAGCCTTTGCTCGACAAATACTGCCCAGACAATATTAAGTATTTAAATATACCTATGTATGGATTGGAACTGAAGGATTATATAACTAGTTTATCGAAAATGTCTTTAGAAGAATTGGTCGATATGAAACGTATACTTGACCCCGCGCAAATATTTGTCACACGATATAATTTAGGTAGTAATTGTTTGTGAGTTTTCACTAGAAAATATGGTATTTGAGATGATTTTTGAATAATATTTTATGATTATATAATATAATATGTCCAGATTACTGTCTAGAGGGTCTTCTTCTTCTAGTGATTCATCTGTGGTCGAACACTCTCCAAGTGATTTTCCTCTACTTAGACGAGACGCGTCGGAGCTTTCCGCATCAGGTCTAGAAGCTGCAGGAGATTTATTAGACATGAATAATACTGAATGGTTTAACAGTATAATGCGTAATGAGATTTCGGAGGAGGAGGAGGAGAAGGCTCTCAATAATATGCCAGATGAAATAGCAAAAATTCTTAAGAATATGGTTGAAAATAAAAGTAGAAGAAGGGATAATACTGATACGCAGAAGAAAAATAACGATTTGATTACCGAGAAAGAAATAGCAGAGTTTTTAACAAAACTAGAGGATGGCGAAATGCCTCCGCCAAATGTTGATGTTGCAGCAGCAGCAGCAGCAGTAGCAGCAGCAGAAGAAGCTGCTGCAGCAGCAGTAGAAGCAGCGGCAAAAGCGGAAGTAGAAGCAGTACCGGATGGAGATGAGGCGGCGGCGATGGACGGCTTGAGTGAACGCAAGGCGGCGGCGATGGACGGCTTGAGTGAAGCACAGAAAAACCTACTTGTAGCTGAGATATTAGCAGGAGGATTTCAAATTGTTCGGCCACAAACCGCAGCTATGGCTATGGATGGGCCACAACCCGGAAGTATGATTGTGCCGCCACCACCGCCCGGACGTATGGGTGCGCCCGCAGCTATGGCTATGGATGGGCTACCACCACCCGGAGGTATGGGTGCATCAGCAGCTCCGGCTCCCGATGAAGAGATAATCGAAGTATCCGGTTTACGTGTTATTGTACCTTCGAGTCATAAGGGATTGCTTGACGATATTGATACAGAATTTAATGATTTGATACGCGATATTGCGAATAGCGGAATTGATAGAGTATGTGGATTTTTTATGAGAAAACTATTGCGTTTATTAAATCTTATTCTAAAAGCACTTGCATTAGGTCTAGGGTTTGCAATAAAGTGGCCAAAATTATCATTGATAATATTATTGTTTCTGTATCTCCAATCTTCAACATGTGCATTTATTATAAAAGGAGCATTGGTTTTAATCGGGCGTACTTTAAAAATTTTACTAGGAATGACTACTGCAGGTCAAAAAATTTTTGCATTTATAGCTAAAATTGGCAAGATAATCGAATGGTGTAATACTGTCGGAGTTGATGGTATAGCCGCAGGATATGATTCATTTAATCAGTTAGTAGAAGCAGTAAATAATATAAGTAGTCAAGTAGATACTATAGTTGATAATATGAATAAAATCAAAGAATGGGCTGATTCGATTGGTATAAGTCCTGAAGACTTAATACAGATTATATTAAGTATGCAAAACGCCGGATTTGGCGGACAGTCTCCTTCTTCTCCTATGACAGAAGCTATGTGGAGAATGTTAACCGGGATTGTACCGGTTGCTTTCCAAGCAGTGCTTGGCGCACAACCAGGAAGAGCGCCTCAAGATCTTCTCCGTATGGGCGGTTCAAAAAAGAAGCGTAAGAATCGTAAGCGTAAGAAGACTCTTCGTAAACAGAAGAAGACTCGTCGTAAGTATAAGAAATCGAACAAAAAATCAAAGCGAAAATAATCTTTGGATAATGTATATGTCGCCTGGCAAATGGATTAATACCAAGACAATGAAAGCAGAAATTGAAAAAAAACGCAGCAAAAAGAATCAATCAACTACCAAGAAACAACATGTTAAGATTTTACCAAATCCAACTGAATTTAGTGAATCTCCAATTTATCCTTCTCCCATTCCGAATAGGCTTGCGAAATCATTTACTTCCAAACCTATATCTGAATCGACACTTGCACCGACAGTTTCGTTTAAGCCCCTTACCGAAGCTGAACAAAGGAAGTTCGATGAGCAAATGGATACGTTTGGTAAATGGTTTGCACAGTCGCCGGATAATAATGAATCACCGAAACACCAAACTTCGCCTGTAAAAAATAAAAGACCGAAAATAGAGAAAACATCTCCTATGGATGGTAGCGAAAAAGAAAAAGAAGAAGAAACATTAATTGTGCCAACACAAATGGGTGGACGCAAAAACAAAAGCAAAAGGACAGTAAAAAATAGGAAAAGACGGATAAATCGATAAAAACATATATTTAGAAATATAAGTTTTTTACTTACGGCGTTTGTTTTTGTTTTTATCTTTCTTTCGCATAGTTTTTCTTCTACCACCATCCCTTTCTAGCGCACGAGCAATCGCCGCATCAGTGTCTATTTGGTTTAATCTTTCGTCTAACTCAATCGATTTTTGTAATTTTCGACTCACACGACTTTGACGTGGTGTCGGTGGCAACTTAAGAGCAAGTTCTGCATCATCTTTAATTTGTTTTTTTGTTTTTTGCTGTTCATGCCATGCATCCCAACTTGCCTTTGCTTTTCTAGCATCTTCTTCTTCCTCCTCCGCTAACTTTTGAGCAAGTAGTGTATCTGCTGCGTGAGCAAGTAGTGTATCTGCTGCGGTAATCGAGTCTTTTAACTTTCGACTCACACGATTTTTTGGTGTCGGCGGTAACGCAAGCGCAAATTTTTCATCCTCTTTAATTTGTTGCCTTTTGTGCCATGCATCCCAACTTGCTTTCGCTTTTCTAGCATCTTCTTCTTCCTTCTCCGCCTCATTCATCAAACGTTCTGTTTCGCGGTCGATTTCATCAATCTTACTAGCCTTTTTTTCACTCTTGGTCATTTCATTTATGTGATCGCGATACTCTCTGCGTGTTCCAATAAATCCATCTTCGTGTTCGCTTACAATGCTATTTTCTTTCGCATATGCATCCATAACTTCTTTATTACTCTGCAAACCTTTAAAAAGACTTTTATGTTTGTGTTTTAAACCAGATTCAATCAAGCTTTCTAACATAATACGTTCGTTATCCGTCAATTCGTCAGAATTAGATATCAATTGTTCTAATGCTTTTATATTCGAATTTAGTTCTCTAATATTAATACGGTCACTACTAATATTGTCTTGTATAATCTCAATAAGAGTCACAATATCAACATCATCATGAGGAGATTTACTTGATTTTTTCGGCATGCCTCCCTTCTTCCGTTTTAGAGTTACGCGGTTCTTTTTTGGCATGTTATATACTAACATGCCAAAAAAAATCCAAGCGTTAGCATAAAACGAGCCAAATGAATACACCAGAAAACACCCGTTGGAAAATTGAATCTTTTATTTTCCAATATAAAAATAGGACACTAATATACCTAAATGAGCCAGCGCGCCAAAAATAAGCCCGCGTCCAACTACCAGGAATTTATCGGCTCCCATTGGCTGGGTAAGGATGACCCCCGACAGCCCACCAACACCAGAATCACTGGTGGCAAATACTATATTTCCGACGAGGAGTATCCAACCTTTCTACAACACTACTACAAGGATATTGTTGCAAAAAACGGTGATGAATTTTTGACAGAAAAACAGCGCGACACGGGCGGGCCAATTACGGTCGATTGTGATTTCCGCTATGCGTATGAGGTAACAGAAAAACAGTATGGCGACAAACATATTGCAAGCATGATCCAATTATATTTAGACGTTTTGAAGGGTAAAGTCTTCCAATTCGTCGATAAGTGCCCATTTCCGATTTATATCTTCGAGAAGCCGAGCGTAAATCGTCTCGAGGACAAACAGATTACGAAAGACGGCATCCATATGATTATCGGAATTCCGGCTGACCGTGTTACGCAGCTACTTATACGACAGCATGTGATAGAGAAGATAGAGGAGGAGTGGGGAGACCTTCCACTCAAGAATAGCTGGGAGGATGTGTTTGACAAGGGTATCTGTTCCGGTGCTACGAACTGGCAACTGTATGGGTCGAAGAAACCGGACCATGATAAGTATGTGTTGACTCGATGTTACGAATACGAATATGACGCAACGGATGGAGAATTCATGGAAGTCAAGATTCCTGTCAAGAAGTTCAACTGGGCGGTCGATTTCCCGAAGCTGTCTGTGCGCTACACGGAACATCCACAGTTCTTCTTCAAGGCCGAATTTATTCAAGTTTACGACCAGAATAAGCTGGCGGATTCTAAGCGTCCGTCGGCATACCGTAAAACGCAAGGACAAGGACCCATCGTATCGGGGCCGGTCACCATCCGAACCAAGAGCGACATTGCTACGATGGTCGAGCAACTACTCGAGTCGCTGAAACCGGACGAATATAATATACGCGAGGCGTATGAACTGGTTATGATTCTAACCGTCGATTATTATGGCGAGGGTTCGTATCTCAAGTGGATGCGTGTTGGTTGGGCGCTTTGTAATATCAGTCAGCGTCTTTTCATTGTGTGGGTCGCGTTCAGTGCAAAGTCATCGACATTCCAGCTCGATAGTATAGACGACATGCATGATAAGTGGGCGGGATTCGACACCAACAATAATCAGGGATTGACGAAGCGCTCGATTATATATTGGGCGAGGGAGGCTGCGCCGGAGGAATTTCGGAGAGTCAATGACAATAGCATCGACTATTATATTAATCAGTCGATTAAGCATTTGTCTCTGAACGGTATTGCGAAGGGCGATAAGAACATCGGATGCGGCGACACCGATATTGCCAAGATTCTCTATATGATGTATAAGGACAATTACGCGTGTGCTGCGCTCAAGGCAGACAAGTGGTATCGTTTCTCGAAACATCGCTGGATGGAGGATGAGTGCGGGACGTCACTTCGCCGGCACATTTCCGAGCAGTTACGCGAACGTTATCGTCTCAAGTGTGACGAGTTCTCGAGCAAGCTGTATGATACATCACAGACAGAGGAGAAACTCAAGGTCTGGGAGGGGCTCTCCAATAAGATTCTGGAAATCATCGGTAAGTTGTCTCAGACGACCCACAAGGACCATATTTTGAAGGAGGCGCGCGAGATGTTTTATGACCCGGATATTAGTTTCATGGATTTGCTGGATAGTAATCCATATTTGCTGTGTTGTAAGAACGGTGTCATCGATATAAAGAATCGAGTATTCCGTGCGGGTAGGGCGGAGGACTATTTGTCCAAGAGCACTAACATCAATTATACTAAGATTGACCGAAAACGCGATGCAAAGACGATTGCGGAAATCGAGGACTTCTTCGAGAAGATATTCCCTAACAAGACGCTGCGTAAATATATGTGGCAGCATTTGGCGTCTGTCTTACTCGGTGTCAATCTAAATCAGAAGCTACATCTGTATATCGGTAATGGCGAGAACGGCAAGTCCGTTTTGTCGGACTTGATGTCGCAGTGCTTGGGCGATTATTATGCGATTGCGCCGATATCGCTGATTACGCAGTCGCGTCAGAAGCAGGGTCAAGCTTCGCCGGATATTGTGGCAGTGAAAGGCGTGAGATTCCTCTGTATGCAGGAGCCGTCGGCGGGCGACGAAATCAACGATGGCGCGATGAAGGAACTGACGAGTGGTGTAGAGCCAATTAAAGGTCGTAATCTGTTTAGCACTCCGATAACATTCGTTCCACAGTGTAAGATTGTCGTTTGTTCGAACAATTTCATGAAGGTGAAGACGAGGGATCATGGAACTTGGCGTCGTTTGGCCGTCGTAGATTTCGAGTCTTTGTTCACGGATAGTCCGGTAGAGGGTGATGCGGAAAAACCGTATCAGTATAAGAAGGACCCTACCATCAAAGAGAAGTTCCACGAATGGCGCGAGGTTCTTCTGGCGATGTTGGTCGAAATTGTATTCGAGACACAGGGACGCGTCGACGCGTGCAAGATTGTGGACGATTCTAGTCTGAAATACAAGGAGGGACAAGACCACATTGCCGAGTTCATCCGCGACAAGGTTATGGTGGACACAACTGGCAAACTCACCAAGACCGAGGCGACCAACGAATTCAATATTTGGTTTACGTCGACATATGGGCGTGGTGGTTCGCCAAACACGAAAGAGGTTCACGAGTATTTCGATAAGAGATTCGGTAGGTATAATGCAAATAGTGGTGGGTGGCTCGGGGTTCGAATTCGTTATGAGCGTGACGACACTACAATTGTGTCGATGGGAGAAGACTCGGATATCAGTGCAGAGGATTTGTAATGCGACTGCGAAGTGCTGCTGCGAAGTGCTAAAAAAATTTATTTAGATATAAAAATAAATTTTTATTTTTTATAGCTCCGGTTTCATATAAACGGTTCCGAAAGCGAGAGCGTAAATATACAACATTAACTCATATAATAATATTTCTAGGTTGTTTATGGTAAATGGGTATGCGATAAATCCAACCATTATAAGAGCCTTGATAGCACGGCTGGCTTCCATATTGAAAGTTATATACGCGATAATCAGGACCAAAAAATAATAACTACCAAATAAAATACTATTATAGTATTTATAATTGTTCGTGTTCGAATTCTGATAATTCGACTTTTGATAGTCTGTGGAATGCACCGCATTTAAATTATGTAGTTCCGAAGTCAGTTTTGCATTCTGTTTTTCTAAATCGTTGTTGATATTCGAATATAGTGAATATATTAATTTACAATCTGTATTGTTTCCACAATTCTTCATTTATATATGTTTATACTTTTTTCTAAGCCATGCACGCAGAACCTGTCGCATTTGCTACTTTATTGGCGGGACACTGAAGACAGTAGGTAGCTCCAGCGGATTCGGTGTATTGGGTGGAATTGCATTTTGTGCATGCAGATGTATCGCTACTAGTCTTCGACGTACCTATCGGACAAGACACACACCCACCCGTAGAATCCTTATATGTGCCTGGGGCGCATCCGGACTTACACGTTTGACTAGTGCTATCCCATATAGTCGCCATACTCACACTACAGCAGTTCGACCCAATACAGTAGCCTGGTAGAACTGTTGTCACGTCTAATTCTGTGGGACCACTAGTGGTAGTAGTAGAATTTTTTAATACAGCTTTGGGTGGCGGGAGGTCCAGCTTATCGAAATCATTCTTTTCGCGTGACACAATATCGGACAATATAAACATAGAATAAATGATAGATGATGAAATTAATAATATATAAACTATTGACAGCACTGCATCGGGAACAAACAGCGTATTGTTTTTCAGTAGTTTCATTACTATAGCAATCGCTAGCGCAAATACAAACACCATGACTATATTCGTATACGCCGCCATCCGTTTACTATAACTGTCATTCAATTGAATGATTCGTTTTTCACTGGCGATGGTATTATTTACACTGTTTAATTTATTGGCTAAATTCGTGGCTTCATTCTGCAGAATCTCGTCCACACCACTTGGATTTATAAAGTCGGACATCTATATAGATTATCCATATTTTTATCGGCCATTGGCTAAAACAATACTGGTAATTAAAAACGTAGCCGCGGTCAAGGTGGCTACAGTATACAATATATTCTGCTGGATGATAACCGTTTCCAAATCTTCCTGGCGAGCATCACGTGTAGTTGATATAGGTTTGGTTGTTTCTGATGGAATCAGTTTGTCGATTGGGTCGCGCCCACCTAGTTCGATGGTGTCATCTATCAATTTCTGATTTAATGTTTGATTGAATCCTTCAAAATACTTCATATTATATAGTATATATGTATATATTATGAACCATATAGTAAGAAAAATGCCATGGAAGATGCTAAAGTGACCCATAGTATAAATCGCATTGTCGATGCATCCCTTTGTCGTTTGCTTTGGTCTGGTAAGTTTTTGAGAGTGTCTACCTTTCTATTCAAATCATCGCGTTTATTTTTTATATTCGCATCATAATCGGATTTGAAGGTAACGTAATAGTCAGATACTTTTGCCATACCCTCTTTTATTTTTGTTTCTGATTTCGGAAACTGCCAAACTATCACATTCATTTTATTACGTATTTTTAATATGCCATCATCATCCATAATTAATTTGAATCCAGAATCATCAGATTTAAACTCATTACTCCAACTCGTCTTATCTTTGTCATCCAATATAGAGAGGTTGCCGCTATCAAATTTAAGTTTGGGTTGGGTTACGAATTTCTCGCCTGGGTCATATACCCATTCGGTCTTTATTTCGCCATTAGAATCGGGCATACTGACTATTTTTAGACCACCACTTACGCCGAATTCGAGACGATGTTGTCCATTTTTACTGGTTATCCCATACCCTGGCGTAATTGTTCCGTCTTCCGCGATGGAATCTTGCATACCCTCTGATTTTTTTCTACGTAGGACAATCAATAAGGAAATGATAATAAATAATAATATTATGATTTGTCGATTTGAAAATATTCTCATTTTTATAGAGTAAAACGAGAAATTATTTGTTCCTGTATATGAATACGAGAGTCGCAATAACTCCAACGCCTAAATTAAAAAAGTTGAGTCGCTCTAGATTGTATTTGCTGGTAGTATTTTTGTATAATTCGTCAGCGCCTGCATGATTTGCGGTTTTCTGTAACATCTGGTCGGCGAGTTTTTTGTTGGTACATAGATTTTGCGTGAATTTTCTACTGCAAGGTCCTGCAGTTAAGTTGAATGCATCGCATGTTTGGCGCAGGACAGTTCCTTCTCTAATTTTATTCGAATTAGGGTCTGTAGTGCAATTATACAATTCCTTATTGCCTTGATATGCGTATTTGTAATATAAAAAATCTTTCTTATCGTAATTCACCTTTATTTTGTCTAGATTTAAGTCGTTCATCAATATATTGTATATTTATATATTTCTTATACACAAGCGCGATAATATTTGTATTTCATTGCAGTCGAACTATCGCGCTCGAATTCGCCGACTTGTCCCGGACGCATCGAAAGTGCCAGCGCCTGTGGGTCGAATCGACTAATTTCGGGTAGCTGGGTCGTGTCCTTCAAATTATATTTCTTGAGAATTGCGCCCGTCTCGCCTTCTGACAATACCTTGGCAGGTGGAACTAGAGCGTGCTCTAGGATATTAAACTGGAGACGGCTAATATTATGAATCACTACGAAAATCCCATCATGGTTATACAAATAATTCACCTTCGCCACGATGGTTTCGTTGGGTTCTCCATCAACAATAATGACTAGGTTATCGTTCTTCGTGAGAATGGTTTCGACTAAAAACAAATCCTCGATGACTTCATCTAAGTTTGCAGGCCGGATTTGCTTTGCATCCAAATAATATTTAATATAAGTCTTCTGCCCAGTGTTCTCGTTTGTAAGTAACATATCCAGCTGCTTGTTAGAATACATCGTGTCGATTTCATTGATACTAAACTCGGAATAATCTGTGATGTTATAACCTTGGGTCTTCATCAGTTGGAGGGCCGTCGTCCTCGACTTATAAATTCGCAAAACTCTGTTATTGGATGACATAATACTAGTATATGCGTATATTTATATAGGCATACAATTATTTCAATTTTTAGACCTTTCGTATTACTAGGTGGTTAAAATCGACCTCTCCGAAGTTGTCTGCAAGAGCTTCACTTGCGCCACCAGCGACGGGAGGTGCCGGTTCAACGACGTCATTGTTGGCAACTACCGTTGTGTTACTTCCTCCTACCATTTCTGGTTGTGTCCCAATATATATTACAGGATTATAGTTTAATCCTCCTGGATATTGGGGTTGGTTCTGGGGCGGTGGCTGTGGAATGGGCATGGATGTGCCTCCTTCAATCGGTCCTTTATATATATCTAGTTTGGTGACTATTTTTATTTCTTTGTCGTCACCAGTGCTTTGTAGTGTTATCAGATTAGCTCCAATCTTTATGATTTTCCATTTCTGCTGTGGGTTTGTGCTTCCACGATAATTGACAAGGTCGTCCATCTTAAATTCTTCAGCCATTCTCATTTTATATTTTTCTTCATAATTATCTTCATATTCGGGGGCGTAACCGGGCGAATCATCATTGGGTGACGTATCAGGCTGATACATCGGTGACGATGGCTGATACGTCGGTGATGATGGTTGATACGTCGGTGATGATGGCTGATACGTCGGTGATGATGGTTGATACGTCGGCGACGATGGCGCATACTCAGGCGTTTTTGGTTCATAAAGTGGAGAATCATCCCATCCAACGTCTTCCGCTTTCTTACCATAATCGGGGGTAGCGAAATCGGGAGTGGTCGGCTTGAATCCAATCGGCAATTCTGCACTAACTTCTGTCTCATCCAGTTCGCCATTAAACTCTTCGTTATAATCGCGCTTCGATAATTTCATAAAACTCTTCTTAATTTCATTCAAATCCGAAAGTCCAGTTATGTTCTCCAAGTTCTTAGACGACGCCATGCTCTCCATCTGGTCGATGTTATCCTCGGTAATAATACGCATCTGCACATTGATTGCCTGTAATTCCTGTATCAATAATTTCAAAGAATAAGGGACCGAAATAATACTGAAGTCACGACCGAAGTGTGTTGTGTTCTCTATGTTCATTTCTTTTCCATCGAGAGAACCCACAAATCGAATCGGTCCATCCGCCATAGGACTCAAGAACAGATTCTTGGCAGGATTGTATATCGCGAATAGACCTGTCGTATTACAAACCGCTATCTTGTATTTATCAGCGCGCTCCATCATCGATTCGGTCAAGAAATCCACCATACCATGGGAAGCAATCGAATCGCGTTCCATTTCTCCAATACGTAAACCCCCGTCGTTCGCCCTTCCACTAACCGGCTGTTTCGTAAGAGCCGTCATAGGACCCCTAGCGCGATAATTAATCTTATCTTTGACCATGTGTTTCAACCTCATATAATACGTAGGGCCAATGAAGATTTCGCTCTCCAATTGTTCTCCCGTCATACCATTATAAAGTATTTCATTTCCACTTGAGTGGTATCCCATGTGAGTCAGTGTTTCACCGAACACCCCGATTTTCGTGCCCTTATTGATGAATGGTGTGCAATCACCAAATCCGCCCAACATGGCGCACACTTTGGCCATGATACACTCAATCAAATGCCCAAGAGTCATTCGCGATGGTATTGCGTGTGGGTTAATAATCAAATCGGGACGAATACCCTCCTTGGTGAATGGCATGTCGCACTCCTTTATGATTAGACCGCCGGTTCCCTTCTGCCCAGCCCTGGACGCCATCTTATCTCCCTGGTCAGGAATACGAACTTCGCGAATACGAACCTTTGCAATACGCTCACCCTCATCGCCCTCCGTAATGAACGTCTTATCTACAATACCGAGCTGTCCCTTCTTCGGCATCTTGGACGCATCCACTTTCTTCCCATCTGAATTGTTAACTAGACCAATCAGCACTGTCTTGTCGTCAACTTCGGTGCCCTCGCGGATTATACCATATTTGTCCAGTTTACTATAGTCGTATCCGGTTTTCAATCCCACCACATCGGACTCCATTTCGACATTCGTGAACTTGTCCATCGATTTACCATCGTTTGAATCGTTCACCTCTTCGTGTGTTTCGTATGTGGAATAATACGTCGTATTGAACAACCCACGCTTGAGGGCACCCTCATTGATTAAAATCGAATCCTCCATGTTATATCCACTATAGCACATAATCGCAACTATCGCGTTCTCACCATACGGCATTTCATCATGATTGATGTGTTCCATATAGCGAGTTTTCACGAGTGGTAGTTGTCCATTGTTCAAAACCACCGCCGTCTTGTCCATACGAACCGAATAGTTGGTGTGATATAACGAACACGCCTGCCTGCTCTGGCCACAAGAGAACGAATTACGACTCGGCGGATTGTTCTCCAAGAAGTTAATCATATTGCACATAGTTCCATACATGAGCGATTCATGAATCTCCACATGCGTGTGATTCTTCTTGGGAAACTCCTCTACATTGAGCGCAATAAGTGCGTTCTCGCTTTCGCTACTATCGATATAATCGATAACCGCCTTTTTGTTCAGGAATCGGTCCAGTTTCGCGGGGTTCGTTTCTTTATTCACGCCTTCATATAGTTCATATAGCTCGTTGATATGGACATTCGCATCATTGCGTTTGGCATTGAATCCGTGAATCAGATTATCCCAAGTGTATTCACCCGCTTCCAGTAGTTTGCTTACTTCCTTGTTCTCGAATGAGAGTTGGCCGGTCACGCTATCCTTATAGAAAATAGGGCGGCACATTCTACCATCATCAGTGTATATGTATATAGTGTTCGTTTTGATATCGAACGTCGCACTCATGTAAATAGGCAAAAGTGCATTTCTCCTATACAACTTAATCTTCTCAATGCACTCAAATGGCTCTTCGACGGAACCACCCCAACATCCATTCACGAAGACTTTGGTGAGTTCCGACAACAATCGGAGAGAACATTCGAGAGGTAACTTCATACTGCACTTCTCGCGCAACCATTTGATAATCGGCTCGCGAGTCCCGGTTCCACCACGCGTCACATGAGTAGCAATAGCGAGTGTTTTGTGAAGACCAATATTGGCTCCATCGGGGGTATCAATTGGGTCGATGAATCCCCACTGCGAATTATGGAGAACACGAGGTCCTACCAACTTCGCCCCCGAATCCATCGGCAAATTCGTCTTGCGTAAATGACTGAGGAACCCATTGAATGATAAGCGATTCAGGTCCTGCACGATACCGATGCGTTTTGTATTGGGACGCGCACCCCAGTTACCCTTGAAGGCGCGTTTGAATCCGTCCTCGAGAAGGCGCTCTTTGAATATCTCGCCTTGGAATGTGCTAATCAGACTCGGTAAATCCTTCCCATAAATACTCTTGTTCAGATTCAGACGTTTGTCGAATTGTAAGTGGATAGACTTCTGTTGGTCGGAATAATATTCACGAAATAAATCATAGAGTAGAGAACCTACCAACTCAATGCGTTTATACTTGAAATTGTCGCGGTCAGTGGGTTCTTCGAGGCCATTATAGACAAACAACATACGCTGCACCATGTGTCCCAGGAAGAGCGCCTTCTCGCTGAAATTCACCTCACCAATATGGGGTAGGAAGTAATCAGCGAGGATTTCGAGCGCGTGCTCCAAACGCTTACCCTTAGTCAATGACGCAATATACTCAAGTGCCAATGTTTGAGTCAGCATACCACCGGCGTCATGAACTGACGGAATGAACAAATCAACCATATGTTGATATTTTTCCAAATCCAGAAGACATGTCTCTATAATTGCCTTGTCGGACAAAACGCCGAGAGCGCGGAACACGATGAACAATGGAATGGGTTTACGCACATTCGGAATATTCACTACAATGTTACGATTGGTATAAGAGGTAGTGGGTGCAACGATTTTAACGGATAGGGTTCTCACAGGCTTCGATACGTTCTCGGAAACACTACGTATTTCACTCGAATATAAGAACTCCGTATCGATTATTTTGCCATCGACCTCTTCATCGTAATATTCGCGTATATACAACATGTTATCGGCGAATTTCTCTTGGCATACTACGGTCTTCTCTTTGCCCTGGATGATAAAATACCCGCCGGGGTCGTTCCTACATTCCCCCATAGTATACCGCACTTCAGGCGAGAGACCTTTCAATATACAGAAATCGGATTGCAGCATAATCGGAAATTTGCCGAGATATATCTTTTCCAATGTAATGGTTCTCCTCTGGACGTTGGGAGCAATCATGGATTTGTCGGTGGCTTCGCGCATAGCCGTAGCCATGGCGGGCGTGATTTTATACTTGTGCTGGACACGCTTCGCGCGACCCTGCTTTTTGGGTCCACCACCAACCGCTGCCATATCGCCCCCCATTTCCTTGAAATTTTTAAAGGCATACTTCGGTTGGTAGTCGCTCTCAACCTCAGCGATTTCATCAACCTTGGGTTCTCCTCCACCAATTACATATGGTTGTTCTCCCGACCGTAGTATATCAATATACTCCACTTCGATATCATAGTGAATCGTCATTCCATATGTCATATTGCGTAGGCGCGCCTCGTTCGGGAACATATAGTGAGAGTTCTCCTTATCATCATATATGATTGGTTTTCCAAAGTATAGTTTGTCGCCATTTTTACCTCCGAAATACATGAGGCATTGATTTCTATAGTCGTCGATTTCTGGGTCGAAGTTCGAGTTTATTCGCACCGGGTTCTTTTCCTTGAAAATGCGAAAAATACCGTTCTTGAAGAAATCATTATACGACTCTAGATGGTGACTAACTAAACTATCGGGGTTCTCCTTGAACATTTTATCAATCATATCCCATATCACTGAATCGTTCATCGTATAGTATTTAGGTATAATTTATTTCTAATACATTTTATTTTATGCACAAATAATAAAAATATGTTACCTTAATATATAAAATGAATCAGTTAGCCGATAAGCTGTTTGGACCTCTTCCTAAGGACTACTGTGTCCTTTTCTATTACTTGTCTGTCCTCGGATTCGTTTGGTTGGTGATTGCGATTACCGTTTTCGCGAGCATGGCTGTCTCTAAACCCAGGGGTGTGTCGTTCTACATTAGCGCGCTGATGGCTCTTGTTGGATATGGAGTTTTCTACATCCAGAACCGTCTCCTACACAGTATGTGCGCGGTCACTCTATAAAGCGTTAAATAGTTTATATTTTTATGTTTTTTCAAAATATAAACGGAATGGACATTTTATACTACTCGAATTATTGTAAACATAGCAAAAAAATACTGGAATTTCTTGTGAAAGGCGGAATCGTCGAATCGCTGTCGTGTATTTGCATCGACCAGAGAAGTCGAAATCCTAAAACGAACCAAATTATAGTCCTTTTAGAGAACGGCAAACAGGCGACTCTACCACCGAATCTCAAAATGGTTCCGGCGCTTCTGTTGGTGAAT